GGCCGGAGTGCATGTGCTCAAAACCGGGAAATCGGACCTGGACGGGGGATTGTGATATGGGACGTCCACCGAAGCCACTTGAAGTAAAAAGAGCCACAGGGAGGACACCAGGGCACGATTCTGGAGGTCGACCTATCAAAGATCTATCCGTCGTGACTCCTTTGCCGATGGCATGGAAGATTCCTGAACCTCCTGAGATGCTTGGTCCTGATGGAACTAAACTTTGGAATCGAGTCTGGGATTCCGCTATAACTTGGCTCAGTCCGCAATCTGATATGGATGCGATTGAGAACGTATGCAAGCTGGCAGATGCCGTCACATCTGCCAGAACCAAATATATGGCCACACTTGAAGGCGCAGATGCCCGAGCCTATGTTTCTTTGAATGAGTCATTCACCAAAGGACTGGCTTCACTTGGATTTGATCCAGTTTCAAGATCTAGACTTGGTGTCGCAGAGGTCAAAAAGATGAGCGCTCTTGACGAGTTGCTTGCAAAGAGGCAAAAAAAGACATGACATCAAAAACAGGGGTGAAAATTAAAGGGTGGAAGCCTGAACATTTGACTTCCATTGATCCAAAGGTTCTTAAGAAGAGCCGTGGAGACGACATCATAGAGTTTGCAGAAGCGCTATGTAAAATAACCAAGGATTCGATTGCAGGCGCGTCTGGTGAGCCACTAGTATTTAGACCTTGGCAGAAAGAATTGACGCGTCATTTGTTTGCTGAGAATCCAAATGGAACTCTTAAACATAAGCGTGCACTTATTGGACTTCCTCGTAAAAACGGAAAATCTGCATGGCTATCAGCAATCGCACTCGAACACTTAGTCCTCGGACCAAACGGTGGAGAAGCTTATAGCTGTGCAGCCGATAGAGAACAAGCAAAAATTGTTTTTAATAACGTTAAAGAGATGATCAGACTCCAACCTGAACTGTCTGAGATGTTAGATGTCTATAGAGATACGATCTACAACCCTAAAACCGGGTCTGTTTATCGCGCTTTATCATCAGAAGCATTCACCAAAGAGGGACTTTCCCCCACCTTTGTTGCCTTCGATGAGCTTCATGCACAGCCAAATCGTGAACTTTGGGATGTAATGTCGCTTGCGATGGGTGCTCGTAAAGAGCCAATGCTAGTTGCAATCACTACCGCAGGTGTTAAAACGGACACTTCAGGTAAAGATTCTCTATGCTACCAGCAATATGAATATGGAAAGAAGGTTGCTTCAGGTGAAATTGATGACCCTACTTTCTTCTTTGCGTGGTGGGAAGCAAACCAAGAAGCGGATTACCGTGATGAAGAAGCGTGGAAGCAAGCAAATCCCGGATACGGTGACATTGTTGCGTCTGATGACTTTTCTTCAGCAATCAGATCAACGCCAGAAGCAGAATTCAAGACTAAAAGATTAAACATCTGGACAAATGTTTCAGATATGTGGCTTCCTCATGGAGCTTGGGATTCTATTGCAGAAGACAAGACTATTGAAGAAGGATCTGAAGTTGTTCTAGGCTTCGACGGTTCATTTAATGGTGACTGTACGGCAATTGTTGCAGTTTCTGTTGAGGAAACATCTCACATTGAACCTGTTGCTATATGGGAAAAGCCTGATGAAGCTCTTGCTGATTGGCAAGTACCTGTTCTAGATGTTGAAGAAGCAATTCGAGAAGCATGCAAGAAGTACCAAGTTGTGGAAATTGCTTGTGATCCTTATCGTTGGGCAAGAACATACCAGATTCTTGAGGACGAAGGTTTGCCGGTAGTCATGTTCCCACAAACTGCAGCTCGAATGACACCTGCAACTACTCGCTTCTTTGAAGCAGTCGTTAATAGACAGATCTCTCACTCAGGTGATAAGCAACTTGCTCGCCATATATCCAATGCCACCTTAAGAGTGGATCAACGTGGATCTAGACTAGCAAAAGAAAAGCGTGGCTCTAACAAAAGGATTGACCTTGCTGTTGCAAGTGTTATGGCCTTAGAGAGAGCAGCATGGTGGCAATCACAAGGTGGATCGCTTCCACAAGTATTTGATCCATGGGCAGGAGAGGAGAAGCAAGATGTTTCTGGTCTCAACTTTAATTGAACTATTAGGAGCTGCATTGATTACTGCTGGCGTTACTATAAGCCTTGGCCTTGGAGCAGGTTTAATCATCGCAGGAATTTTAACTATCGCCGGCAGTTATTTGGCATCCAGAGGAGTGAGTGAATGAGTATTTTTACGCGAGGGTGGTCTTACGGCCGTTATCCTCAGTTTAATAACTACGTTTCACCTCTAAGCCAGCTTTATGGTCAAACTTCAATGACCTCAGCTGCAGGAGAACGCATCGACGAGTGGACGGCTCTTGGAGTCTCATCTGTTCTAGGTTGTGTTTCTCTTCTTGCCGACTCTGTAGCTGCAATGCCTCTTCGTGCATATAAAGTTGACAAAACTGGTCAGAGAGTTATGATCGATTTGCCAGATGTGTTGGCAGATCCTGATCCTGAGTCAAATACATATGAGCTTATTCACCAAATTATGGTCTCAATGGCTCTTCATGGCAATGCTTATGTTCATATTGACCGCGACCGTGGTGGAAATATGATTGGTTTGGTGCCATTGCATCCTTACCAAATGCAAGTTTTGCCTACCGGAGATATGGTTGGTCGGCGTTATTTGCACCTTGGCAATGACATTCCTCGCGAAGATTTACTACATTTGCGCTGGTTTACACCTGCACAATCGCTAGTTGGTATCTCTCCATTGAACCAAGCGCGCAACTTAGTAGGACTTTCTATTGCCATGGACCGCCATTTAGCTCAATTTTATGGTGAAGGTGGCACTCCATCAGGCGTTCTTGAGACAAGTCAGAAGCTTAATCTTGAACAAGCTCGAGTTATTCAAGCAACGTGGGAAGCAACTCACAAACGCCATCGCAAACCTGCAGTTCTATCAGATGGTTTGAAGTTTACTCCAATTACAACATCTGCAGCTGATGCACAGATGATTCAGTCACGCGAACAATTTATTCGTGACATTGCAAGAATTTTTAGAGTACCAAGTCACTTAATTTTGGCAACTGGTGATAACCAGACGTACCAGAATGTTGAACAAGCATCATTGAACTACTTGACTCATACAATTGCTCCATGGATTCGTCGCTTGGAAATTGCAATCTCTAAGATCCTTCCTGCTGGAGTTGATGTTGCCTTTGATACTTCAACACTTCTTCGCGTTGATGCTCTTACAAGAGCTCAAGTAAACAAGATCAATGTTCAAATGGGTGCACGTTCACCTAATGAAGTTCGTCAAATTGAAGGTATGGAACCTTATGAAGGTGGAGATTCATTCCATCAAGCCTTCCAAGGAACTGCACTTGCTGGTGGAGATCTTCCTGCTCTTGGCGAAGATGCCGATCCATCAGCTCCTACAATGGGAGTTCTTGAATAATGGCTCAAACATATCAAATTCCAAAGTCAATTTTAGATCATGCTCAGTCACTTGATACTGAATTAGCATTAACAATTCGCCAAAGTGACTCAGTAAATCTATCAACAGTCATGCAAGTACGCGATCAATGGGGTAGCGAATGGGCAAAAAACATCTGCGACAAAATCACACGTGATGCAACGCAGATTTACAAAACACGCAAGGAGAGAAATATGGCACTCGACGGTACACCGGATCTCGTCGAAGAACTAACTGAAGCTCTTGCCGATGTCGTTTCGTTCTACTTCCGAGCACATGGAGCTCACTGGAACGTCATGGGACCAGACTTTAGCGAGTATCACAACTTGTTTAATGAGATTTATGAGGATGTGTACTCAAGTATTGATCCTCTTGCAGAAAATCTTCGCAAACTCGGTGCTCCTGCACCATTCCAGCTAGCAGAGTTTATTGCACTAGGTGAATTGCCTGATGCAAATGTAGGAACAGATGCAAAAGCTCTTGCAACAGATCTTTTGATTGCAAATGATGTAATTCTAGATGAATTGTCAGATGTCTTTGAATGTGCTACAAATTACAATCAGCAAGGCATTGCAAACTTCATTGCAGAGCGTTTAGATATGCACCAGAAGTGGAAATGGCAACTCTCTTCGTCGCTTGGAACTGATATTGTTGAACCAAATCCTGATCCTGTTGATGCACAGGGCGTTGATGAAGATGATGTTCAAGATGAATCGGTTGATACAATGATGCGTTCTGAAAAAATTACTACAGAAACTCAGGGTCAAGAGGAGTCAAACATGATCGAAGAGCGTAAAACTATTATTAAATCTGCAGAAAAAATTACAATGTCAGCAGAAGTTCGTGCTGTTGATACAGAAGATGGATCCTTAAAGATTGCTGGTTATGCAGCAACATTTGATAATGAAGCAACAGGGCTCAATTTTAGAGAAGTTATTGCTCCAGGAGCATTTACTCGTGCGCTTGCTAATGATAATCCTGTCTTCTTGCTTGTTAACCATGATATGGATGGTATTCCACTAGCATCTACTCAATCAGGAACAATGCGTCTTGCTCAAGACAAAATTGGTTTGCGCATGGAAGCTGATCTAGATTCTGCAAACCCACGTGCTCAAGAACTTGCATCTGCATTGCGCCGTGGTGATATTACAAAAATGTCATTTGCTTTCACAGTTGGTCCAGATGGTCAGACTCGCGAAGATGGACTTCGCACTTTGACACAAATTGATCATCTTTATGAAGTTTCTGCAGTAACTTTGCCTGCTTATGATGACACTGTTATCGGTCTTCGTAAGTCAGATGAAAATAGCCTTGAGTTGGCCAAGCAAAAGCTTGCACTCAAGCAAAAGCAATATTCCTTGCGCAAAAATCGCAAGGCATAACCCTCGGCGCAAAAGCCCCGACGGTCATTCACACCCACTCACAAGAAAGGGTCAAAATGACTCTATCATCAAAGCTCAAGGAGCAGCGTGACGCTCTTGTTGCCGAGGTTGAGACAACCATCGCAGCAGAAGAAGTTACAGCAGAAGCTCTAACTGAGGCTTCAGCAAAGCAGGAAGACATTGTAGCTCTTGACGAGCGCATTGCAACTGCAGAAGCAGTAGAAGCTCGTTCAGCAGCAATTGCTGAATCTCGCAAGGAATCAAAAGTTCTCACATTTGGTGGAGCAACTGTTACTCGCGAAGCACACACTTACGAAGAGCGTGGATCAAACTCATTTGTTCGCGACCTTATGGAAGCAAATCTTCGCGGAAACCGTGATGCATACGATCGTCTTGCACGACATCAGAAGGAAGTTGCGATTGAAACTCGTGACATTTCTCGTACTGATGGTTCTGGCGGAGACTTCGTTCCACCTCTCTATCTCATCAACGAATATGCAGAGTTCGCTCGTGCATCACGCGTAGGTGCAGATCTTCTTACAAACATGGCACTTCCTGCTGGTACTGACAGCATCAACGTTCCTGCTCTCACAACAGGTACACTTGCTGCATTCCAGGCTGCAGATAACACTGCAACAACAACTCGTGACATGGTTTCAAGCACAGTCACAGCGCCTGTTCGCACAATCTCAGGCTACGAGAACGTTTCTATCCAGCTCGTTGAGCAGTCTCCTTTGGCTGGCGGTCTTGATCGTCTTGTCTTTGGCGATCTCATGGCTGATTACGCTCTCCAGCTTAACACTGCAGTCATGGGTGCAAACTCAACTGCTTCAGGTGGTTCTGTTGATGGCCTTATCACTAAGTACAACGACACAACTAACTCAATTCCAGTAACATGGACTGAAACAACACCAACAGCTGTTAACGGTCTTAAGGCAATTGCCCAGGCAATTTCTAAGGTCACAACAAACCGCTTCAAGGCTGCAGAAGCAATCATCATGCACCCTTCAATGTGGTACTGGTTCGTTTCACAGGTTGATGGTTCAAACCGTCCACTCGTTGTTCCAATTGCTGGTGGTTCACAGGCGTTCAACGCAAGTGGCATCAACAATGCTCCAGGAGCTGCTGCTGGTCTCGTAGGAACAATCCTCGGAGTTCCAGTTTACATCGATGCAACTATCACAAAGACACTTAACTCTAACCAGAGCCCAATCTTTGTTGGTAAGTTCAGCGATTCTTACCTCTTCGAGTCAGGCGTCAAGACACGCGTACTCCCAGATGTCCTCTCAGCAAACCTCACAGTTCGCTTCCAGGTCTATGGATACACTGCTCTTGCACACCGTTTTGCAAAGTCTGTTTCTGTTATCTCAGGAACTGGTACTGTTGCACCTTCTGGCTACTAATAGCCATAGTTTGGTCACTGATCCTATCTTTTGATAGGATCAGTGCACCACACATTTGATTTAGGGGGAATTACCAATGTCAATATTTCTTGAAGCATTAAAAACCGCTAGAAGTCTTGTTCCTTGCAAAGAATGTGCAATTGCACTAGATAATTTGATCAAAGAACATGAATCAGGTGAAATTGAAACAACATCGATCAACCCTAAGGTTGAAACACGATGAAAATGAGCGATAAAGTTTGCATTGGAATGGTTAATGACGGAACCATTGATTCACTTTTAGTTTTAGATCTTTTGCAAGTCATAAAGCAAAAAGATACAAAGTTCCATCACTTTATTCAAGTTGGAAATAAAGGATTGACTACAAGATCAAGAAATGTAGTCATAAAGACATTTTTAGAAACAACAGAACTTGACTGGCTTCTCATGATCGATTCAGATGAGCGGTTAAATCCTGAAAACTTTAATAAACTATGCGATGCAGCACATGATAAAGACCGTCCTATAATGTCAGGACTTGTTTTTGCAGCATTTTTTGATGGCGATGATGGTTTGAGAGCTGTCCCAACTATTTATACGGATGATCCTGAAACTGGTTTATCTCCAATTGATGCTTATCCTGAAGATACAGTTTTAGAAGTTGATGCAGTTGGTACAGGTTGCTTGCTAATTCACCGCAAAGTTCTTGAATATATGCGAGAAAATGCTAATCCAAATCAAGGAAAAGATTGGGCTTGGTTTGCTGAAGGTGCAATAAATGGCACTTACTTTGGCGAAGATCTTCTTTTTTCTAAGCGACTTAAATCATTTGGCTTCAAGATTCATGCTCATACAGGTGCAATATTGCCACATCATAAACAATTTTGGCTCGATCAGCGACATCACAAAAAGATTCGTGAGTTTGCGCTAGAACAAGATCAAACGTAAGGGTTGGTTGTTACCCCCTGGCAATTAATCCTTACGTCTACCATCAAGGAGTAATAAATGGCTCTCTCAGGCAGCTACGACCTAGGCGATAAGGTTTATTTGTCATGGTCAACTGTTGATTCTTCAGGCAATGCTGTAAATCCAGGAACAGTCACATTAAATATTACACTTCCTGATGCAACAAATGTTTCTGTCACTACTGCCACATCAGTCACAGGAACCTACACAGCCTCATATCTGCCAACGCAGGTTGGCCGTCATATTCTTGCTTGGTCTGCTACCGGTTCATGGCCACAAGCATATTCAGACATTTTTGAAGTACGCGATATCAACGACATTGGAATTGTTGGTTATGATGAAGTTTTAGATTATCTAAATATCCCTGCAGCGTCAGCTAATGAAAATGAAGTCCGCAGATTCATGGATGCAGCAACTGATTTGGCTGAAAGTTATGTTGGTTCAGTACTTGGTCGACGGACATTTACAAATGAAGTTTATGATGGTGGTGGAGATTTTATCCGCTTAAGAAACCCAAAAGCAATTTCGATCACATCAGTTTATGAAAATGGATCGTTAATTTCAGCATCAAATTACTTTTTAGATTATACAGGACAGCGTTTGTATCGCATTGGTTCTGGTACTCTTTATGCAGCAAATGCTTATGGATATTGGGCTCAAGGAACAAATACCGTTTCAATTACTTATGTTGCAGGATACGTAAATCCTCCAATGGCTGCAAAGCAAGGTGTACTAGAAATTATTCGCCATCTCTGGCAGACTCAACGCGGTTCTATGAGCGTCATGGGTCGACCTCTTGGCGGAGATGAGTTATATACAACTGCAACTTATTCATTGCCACGTAGAGCAATGGAACTTCTTGATCCTACAAGTTTGCCAGGTCTAGCATGACAGTTTCTATGGCATTCCCTACAATGGTGAGTAAAATTATCACAGCTTTAGGTTCAGCATCATCTTTAACTGGAGTAAGAGTTTTTGATGGACCAGAAGTTGATTTCTCTTATCCAGGAGATGCAATTGCAATTGGTCATGATGGTTCATTTGGTGATCTTGCAATGCAAGTTGGCAACATTCAAGATAGTCCATTTGCATTTACTGATTTGCATGAAGAAAATGGAACAATTTCATGTTCTTTGTGGTCACAAGATGGATCAACAAATATTGCTGCTCGTAGAACAAGAGCATTTGCAATGCTTAGTGCAATTGACACGGTAATCCGATCAAACTCAACATTTGATGGAACGTGTCTATATTCAATTCTTACGGCAAACACTGTAGGGTATCGCCAATCTGATATGGGAGTCGCCGTAGTTCTTGACTTCACTATTAGTTATCAAGCCCAGTCATAAGGAGACACAATGGCTTATACAATCACAAGCGATCGCCTCGATTCTCCCAAAACAGAGGGCGAGTCGATTACCGATCAAGAATTGCTGGATATGGGTGCAGATATTGAAGCACTTATTGAAGGCGGTCACATCACGGATGATGCGGCAAAACCAGCACCAAAACCTATCGAAACTGCCGCGCCTGTGGTAGAATCTACACCAGCAATCTCTGAAGGAGCACCAGCAAATGGCTAAAATAGTCTTAACGGATGCTAAAGTGACGATCAACTCAGTTATTTTGTCTGATCACATTTCTAGCATTACTCTTGATACAAAAGATGACATTATTGAGACAACTGCATTTGGAGGTACAGCCAAGACTCGCGTTGCTGGACTTCAGGATAATTCAGTTACTATTGACTTCATGCAAGATTTTGCATCTGCAAACGTTGAAGCAACAATCTATCCATTGATTGGAACTGCAACAACAATTGTTGTCCAACCAACATCTGCAGCTGCAAGTACAACAAACCCAACCTACACATTCTCTGCAGTCGTTTCTGAGTGGACTCCACTCAAGGGCGGAGTTGGTCAACTTTCAACAGCTACTGTTACTTGGCCAATTAGCGGAACTATCACAAAGGCAACAGCATAATGGCAAAACTCGTCTTAACAAATCCGACAATTACCATTGCATCTACAGATCTTTCTTCGTATATCACAAGCGTTACACTTGATACCAAGTACGATATTGTAGAAACAACTGCATTTGGATCTACTGCTAAAACCCGTGTAGCAGGTCTTGCAGATAACTCCATCACTCTTGATTTCCAGCAAGATTTTGCTGCAGGAGCAGTTGAAACAACAATTTATCCACTACTTGGAACAACCGCAACTGTTGTAATTAAGCCTGTTGCAGGAACAACTACAACAACAAACCCTCAGTATACTGTTTCAGCAGTTGTATCTGAGTGGACACCACTTAAGGGTGGAGTCGGGCAGCTCTCAACAGCTACCGTCACCTGGCCAGTTTCTGGCACAATTGCAAAAGCCACTTCCTAATAACTAAAGAAAGCAGGGGTAAAAAATATGGATGGATTAGCGGTAAAAGTTAGTTTAGTAGATGGTGCAGAGCACACATTCACTCTAAGGCCAAGAGTCATTGTTGAGTTTGAACAAAAGTTCAATAAAGGTCTTGGTAAACTCCTTGGAGATGAACAGAAACTTGAGCATCTTTACTATCTTGCATGGTCATCTCTTAAAGCAAATGGAATTGTAGTAAAACCATTTGGTCCTGATTTTCTTGATACTTTGAAGTCAGTAGAGTTGACAACAGACCCTTCCTTAGGATCCACAGAGACAGTCTGACCTATTCAATAGCAGCTCTCTCTGTGGAGACAGGAATTTCTCCTAGTGAATGGCTAGATGCTCCTGATGGAATATTAGAAGCAACTTACGCCTACCTAAATGAAAAAAACAAAAGGCGGAATGAATAATGGAACAACAACATGTCATTCTGACTGGTATGAAAGAAACTATAGCTGGCTTGAAAGAGTTTGACAAGAAAAATCTTGCTAAGTTTAAGAAAATTATCAATGACGAACTCCGTCAAGCCAAGCTTTCTGCACAACAATTAGTAGTTGAAGCATCAACACATGGTGATTTGCAAAATGCTCCTCTAAGTAATTGGAAAAGTAAACCACCAATTATTGGTCCACAACCAAGAGGCAAAAAACGTGAATTTCCAAGCTGGGATCCTGGAACTGTTATCCAAGGAATTTCAACTTCTAAAGCTGAAGGCAAAGTTTCAGCAAACTATACAACTTCAGCAGGAGCTTTAATTAACAAATCAGCTGCTGGATATATCTTTGAATTGGCAGGTCGATCGACTCGAAAAGTTAGCAATGATCCACGAAGTGTTGCTTTCAAGAAAAACCTGGAAAAAAGATTTGGACCTGCTTCAAGATTGGTCTATAAAGTAGTCGACCGGGATAGAATAAGAATTGAAATGGCTTTCTACTATGCTTTGGAGCAAGCCAAGATAGATTTGCAAAGAGCTTTAGAAACTCAGAAGGATTAAGGAGACAGTAAAATGGCAAAAGGTGCAGTAGTTGCCCGAATCCTGTCCGAATATTCTGATAAAGGTACTAAAACAGCAATTAAAGATTTACAACATACCGAAAAGAAGTTTCAGGAATTCGGTAAAAAAGTTGCTGAAGTATTTGTAGTTGCTGCAGCCGCTGCAGCAGCATTTGCAGTCAAACTTGGAGTTGATTCAGTTAAAGCTGCAATGGCTCAACAGCAACAAATGGCTGTTCTTGCAAATACTATTCATAATGTAACAGGTGCAAATCAAGCTGGAATTGAAAGCGTTGACGCTTATATTAAGAAGTCCGCTTTGCGTTACAACTTCCAAGAAAATGAACTGATCCCATCTTTACAGTCACTTATTGTTGCAACTAAGAACGTCTCACAAGCTGAGTCACTTCAAGGTCTTGCAATGAATATTTCTACTAACAAGGGCAAAGATCTTGGTCAAGTATCACTTGCTCTTGCCAAAGCTTATTTAGGGAACTTTAATGCTCTCAAGCGTATGGGTGTTCCACTCTCTGAAGCAGTTATTAAGCACAAAGACTTTGCAGCAGCTGTTAAAGAACTTGATGCAAGTTTCAAAGGATCTGCCGCAGCAGCAGCTGATACATTTGCAGGTAAAATTGGCCGTATTGGTATTGCATTTGACATGGTTAAAAAGACCATTGGCAATGCTTTAATTACTGCACTTCAACCATTTTTAGATAAGTTTTTAACAGCTCTACCACAAATTGAAAAATGGTTAGATAGTAATTCCAAGAAAATTGCCGGATTCTTTATTACAGGTATTAAATATGGAGTTGCTTTTTTCCAAACTGTATTTGACATATTTAATTTTGTTGCAAGAAATATTAAAGTTTTTGCTGAATTGGGTGCTGTTATTATTGCAATTTGGGCAGGAACTACAGTTGCCACTGGAGTGCAATCATTTATTAAAATGGTTGAAGGAGTTATTAAAGTATTTAAGTTGCTCCGTACTGTAGCCTTAGGAGCAGCATTTGCTGAAGCAATTTCAACTGGCGGAGCATCCGCAGCTGCAGGTTTAGCAGCAGCAACTGCAGCATTTGTTGGAATTAACCTTGCAATTAACAAGTTTGATAAAGATGCAACTAAAGCAGCAAATGGTGTTAAAGATCTCAAGTTTGATTTCAAAGGACTATCAGTAACTGCAGCTGATTATCTTAAAGGTTTAACTGGAGTTAATACTGCCACAGCTACAAATAGCAAACTTACTAAAGATCAAATTGCAACTCTTGCACTCTTAAAGAAAATGGGTATTGTTCCAACTGATACATCCCAATATGATGCAATTGAGCAAGAAGCTGCACTTCTTAATCTTAAAAAACAAAACAATATTGAAGCAGCAGCACAGTTGCAGGCTATTATTGATCAAACTAATGCGCAACAAGCTGCAAATGAAGCTTTAATGCGTTATTCTGATATCCTTACAGCACTTGCAGATAATAAAATTTCAACTGAAGAAATCTCAGTACTTGCACAAAAATGGGGAATTTCAAGTACTGCTGTTGAAGAATATATTGCAAAAATCTATGCAGCAAATTCAACTCCTGCTAATGCTGATTCGATTTTGGCTTTATATGAAGCTTGGGGATTGACAAAAGAACAAGCGCAGCAATATATTGATTTTGCAAGAGCATTAGCAGATGAAAAATTGTCATCATCTGAAATTGAAAATCTTATGGCAAAATGGGGATTAACAAAAGATCAAGTTATTGCTTATGCAAAGAAAGTCCAAGATGGAACAGTATTTTCAACAACATTTGGAGATCCTGGTCTTTTGGCTGCAGATTCTTGGCAAAAAGCTCTTTCTGCATTAAATGATTACATTGCAAAACTTGGAACTGCAACACTTACTCCTCCACCTGCGGCTTCCAATAAGCCAATTCCGACATTAGTTCCTACATTACCAACAACTCCTGGAACTAATCCTTATGGATATACTTCAGCATATGCAAATAGTTTTGCCTTAAATGGTTCATATATTGATCAGTCAGGAAATGCAAGCGGGTATAATCCAGATATGGCTGCAGCAATGGCTAGAAGTTATGTTACAGGAAGTCTTGCTTCAAGTAGTTTTCTTGGTGGAGGATCAGGTACAGCAACTCAAACTCCAACTGGTTCAGGTGCAGCTCCTGTTGTACATGTAACAGTTCAAGGTTCTGTTGTATCACAAAATGATCTTGTTACTGCAGTACGCGATGGTTTGCTTAATGGTATTAACTCAGGAAAGCAAACAACATTTAGTCAGGTATCTCTCTAATGGGAGTCGCAGGAGTTCCACAATTTGGAGCCATGATTGACTTTTCTGATGGAGCTGAGTTTATCACTACAGCACTCCAGTTAGATGATTCTGTCTATGGAAAGTTGGATACTGCTCAACTTGCAAACTCAAATGATAACGTAGACATTTCAAGTTTTGCTATTTCAGCATCTATTCGACGTGGTCGAAATAGAATCCTTGATAAGTTTGAAGCAGGAACAGCAACTGTCATCTTAAGAGATGATAATGGAAACTTTAATCCAGCAAATACATCAAGTCCATATTATGGTAAACTTTTACCACTTCGCAAAATCCAAATCTTTGCAGATTACAATGGTGTTCGTTATCCACTTTTCTATGGATTTATTATGTCATTTACCACTAACTTTCAAGTTGGTGTTGATCAGTATGCTCAAGTGACATTACAATGCGTAGATAGTTTTAGATTATTAGCAAATTATGGTTTTACATCAGTTCCACTTGCAACAGCAGGAGAAACTACTGGATCTAGAATTAACACATTGCTTGATCTTGCAAGTTGGCCATCAATTGCTAGAAAAATCGATACTGGTGACACGACAGTTCAAGCAGATCCTGGAACAGCAAATAGAAATATGCTTGATGAAATCCAACTTGTTGGAGATAAAACTGAATTTGGTGGAATTTTTGCAGACAATGATGGAGATATTTATTTCTTCTCACGGACAAATCTTTCAAACAAAGCAGCAAATCCAACAACTGTATTTTCAGATAATGGTACAAATATAGGATACCAATCAATTGAGTTAATGCATGATGATGTTCTTATTGTTAATGACGTAACTGTCCAGCGCCTTGGTGGAACCGCACAACAAGTAACTGATTCTGCTTCACAACTTACATATTTTCCACATACTGGAGTCCGCTCTGGAGTATATTTACAAACTGATACTGAAGCTTTAAGCCAAGCTCAAATGCTTCTTGCCACAAGAAAAGATGCAAGTCTTCGCATATCATCACTTGGACTTAATCTATTTGATCAGACTCCAAGCGCATCAACTAGAATTGTTGCTGGTTTGACATTGGACATATTTTCTCCAATTCAAGTAACCAAAACAATGCCAGGATCTACTAATATCACAAAAACTTTATTTGTCCAAGGCGTAAGTCATGATATGACAAAACTAAGTTTTAATACAAAACTAATGACAGCAGAACCACTGATAAAAGCTTTTGTTCTTGATAGTACATTATCTGGTGTACTAGATGGAACAGATGGACTTCTCAGTTACTAATAAGGAGCAATAATGGCCGGTGGATACAAACTTTTCAGTACAGGTGAAGTGTTAACAGCTGCAAATGTTAATAACTATTTGATGAAACAAACAGTTATGGTATTTGCTTCAGCTGCAGCTCGTACAACAGCATTATCTGGTGTATTAGCAGAAGGCATGATTTCGTACCGAACTGATGCTCACGTTCTTGAAGTTTACAATGGAACAGTCTGGGAAGCTCCTGATACTCAATTAACAACAAAAGGTGATCTTGCTGTATTTTCTACCGCTCCTGATCGTTTAGGTGTTGGATCCAATAATCAGATTTTAACTGCAGATTCAACTCAAACAGCAGGTATAAAATGGGCAACTTCTCCTATACTTGGATCAACAACTCTTATTCCTGGAAGTACAACAACAACTTTACCTGGTGTCACATCTGTTAATGGTTCAACTATTCCGTCATCAGGAACATGGTATACTGCACCCACTATTGGTACAACTTCCATTACATCTGGTGGAACATTTACAACCTTGCCAGGTGTTACATCTATTAACGGAACAACAATTCCTTCATCTGTTACTTTAACTAAAACAACAGATAACCTTTCTGTTTTTGCAGCGACTACTTCTGCTCAATTAGCGGGTGTTCTTTCTGATGAAACAGGTACTGGTTCAGTAGTATTTGGTACAAGCCCAACGCTTACTACGCCAAAGATTGCATTAACCTATAGCGCAAAGACTGCTGCTTATACTTTTGTATCAGGC